CAATTTACCTACCAGTCAAGTGATCATGCGTACTGCCCGTCAGAAGGTACCGCCAGTGATTATCCCTGCTACTAATTTTAGAAATGTATCAGATTTTGATAAAATATCAGCGGCATTGCCCCCAGTGACTGGGTTAGGTGACATCAGTGATACCGAATTTGATGAATTATCACAACGGGCAACATCTGCGTATGATGACCTCATGGATCTTGGATTAAATGTCGAGGCTAGATATTCAGCTAGGATATTTGAAGTGGCATCAAGTATGCTCAAGAATGCAATTGATGCTAAATCTGCCAAGGTAGATAAAAAACTCAAGATGATAGAATTACAACTTAAAAAACAGAAATTAGATAATGATGCTAGTTCAGATGATCGAGGCATTGACATACAAGGGGAAGGTTTTGTCGTTAGTGACCGCAATAGTCTTCTTGAAAAATTGAAAAATATGAAGTAAATATATCATGGAATTACAAAATGAAATCATTTAAGGAACATTTGCTGGAAAGCAAACAAACGTATAATTTTAAAATTAAATTAGTCGGCGATCATGCAGATGAGATATCTGACAAAATGGAATCAGCATTGACGAGATTTAAAGTTGAAACATTTTCAGCCGCCAAACATACTCCCATTCAAGAAACACAGCTGGATTTTCCATCGCATCAAAATATTGGAGTGACAATGTTTGATGTTTCGTTATGCTACCCAGCAACAACCGCTCAGTTACAAAATTTACTAGCGGAAGCATTGAATTTGTTACCTGCGTGTATTAAAATACACACACTGCATGAGCATGAGGAAGAACTTATCAATCATCAATATGATGAAAAATCAGGAAATACCGTGTTGGGTAAAAATTATCCGAAAAGTGATAACCAATCCATCGTTGGTGATAAGCATACTATGTTGTTATTGAAGGAATTATCAAAAACTAAACATCAAGGCGAATCATATAAGGGTGTTAATGCCGCACTATTAGTCAAAAAATCACCATCTGAAAAAGTTGCGCCTTCAAAAATCAACAAAAAAGATGGTAGTATTAGTACAGTAGGATCTAGGGATGTGCCAAAACCTACCGCAGATATGGGAAGGAAATAAAATGAATTTCGCAGCATTATATAAAAAAATAGCAAACATAGATAAAAATGTTATATTAAATGAATGTGACTGTATGGATAATACTGAACCAAAGCAACCAGTTCAGCAAGATTCGGTTAATATGAATGTGTCAATAACTGGTCAAGGTTCAAATGGTATTCGTGATTTGATAGATATGCTACGTCATATTGAAAAAGCGCCAGACACAACTACAGAAATGCCGATTAATAGACCAGTTTCATCTGATTATAACAGCGGTGAAGTTATTGTGATTGGTGAACCTCCTATCGAATATGATGGTGAATCTACTGATGAGCATCAATATGATAATGACGACGAATCACAATACGGTGATGTTGACAATGAGCCACACTACGGTGACATTGATGATATTCTGGTAGGTGACATGGATGAGGAACTATCTGACGATTTCGAAAATTCCGCACCTGGTAATTCTGGCCTTAAGACTTACGGAATAGGCGCAGTAGTTGCAATGGGCGATGATTTATTAAGTAAGGGTAAAGGATCTGTGAAGGTCAATGGTGGTGAAAATCCATTTGCAGTTAAAGAATCATTAGTTAGGGATTTGCGAACGTTGTACAACGAAATTAAAATTAGATAAGCATTTTTAAAAAACATCCATTCAAAAAGCAGTCAACAGACTGCTTTTTTTTGTAAATAAAAGCATGGCAACAAAATCATTAGATGGGGCACTAACTAAAAAAGCTCACATAAAACAGCAATGGTCAGAAGAACAGATACAAGATATGCTTTCCTGTATGGACCCAGAACTTGGGTATTTGTATTTTGCTAGGAAATTCTTTCATATACAGCATCCAGTTAAGGGCAAATTGCTATTTTCCCCATTTGAATATCAAGAACGACTACTAAGCAGTTATCATAATAATAGATTTAATTGTAATCTACTACCACGTCAGAGCGGTAAAGCATTAAGTCTTGATACCAAACTTCCAACAGCGTCGGGCGATTGGGTTACTATGGGCACTATTGCGGTAGGTGATCTCATCGTAGGCTCAGATGGTAAATCAACAATGGTCACTTTTGCTACTGATGTGATGCATAATCGCCCATGTTTTGAGGTGGAGTTTGATACCGGTGAAATTATTGTCGCTGATGCTGAACATTTATGGAAAGTTGAAAGTGTAAACCAAACATTTGGTACAAGTATTCTGACTACTGTCGAAATTAATCAGTACATGATAACGCATTTGTCAACTGATACATTGTACATTGACATTACTCATCCAATTCAACGTGTAGAACAGTCATTGGTAATACCTCCTTATATATTGGGTGTTTGGTTAGGCGCTGGTGATACTAATAGTGGTAATTATCGACAGTCAATTGAAAACATTGAGATAATTGATTTTATCGCACTTAATGGATATTCAGTGTCATCGGTAGTTGGTGTAGTTGATAGTGAAATGTACGTAATTAATGAACTGAATGTGAAATTATCTGACTTTAATTTATTGACAAATAAGTATATTCCATCTATATATCTAAAATCGGCAATAAGACAACGAGTGGAATTATTGCAAGGATTGATGGATTCTATTGGTAGTTGTGATTGTCTAGGTAATTGTGAATTGAGTTATGTTGAAAAATCAATGATATTAAGTATTAGGGAATTGTTATCATCATTGGGTATAAAAACAAACCTCCATACTACGATTATAACTGGGATTGTCTGGTATAACCTGACATTTAGAACAATTGATTATGATGTATTCAAATTAACTACTAAGTTGACCAGCCAAAAATCGTGTGCTGATATTGTAGAAAATAAACGGCTGTATATTACTGAGATACGATCAATTAATTCAGTTCCGGTAAGATGTATTCAAGTTGATAATGAATCACATATGTTTTTGTGTGGTGATACAATGATACCAACGCACAATACAACCTGCGCTTCAGCATATCTGTTATGGTACGCGATGTTCCATCCTGATCAAACCATATTGGTAGCTGCTCATAAATTCACTGGCGCTCAAGAAATTATGCAACGAATTAGGTATGGGTACGAATTATGCCCTGATTTCTTACGAGCTGGGGTAATTAGTTACAATAAAGGTTCTATGGAATTTGATAATGGATCACGCATTGTGAGTCAGACGACTACTGGTACCACCGGTCGTGGTATGAGTATTTCATTACTTTACTGTCTTGATGGCGATTCTACTGTTAAAATACGAAATAAAATAACATTGGTCGAGGAAGATATTACATTACATGCGTTATACGTCCGATTATACAATCCTATACATATTATTTAAGTGACGAGTTTGCGTTTGTATAACTAGATTCAACTACCACGACCTGACGGACGTGGTTTTACGTGGCAACTGATAAAAAATCTGAAAATGATACCTTGGGAAGAAAGTTTAGAAAAATCTAGGAATTCGTCAATAAAATTAAATGACCTTGATAGAGGTTAAATATACAATTGAGCAATCGATTGCTCAATTTGAATACGTTATTCAGTGTATAACTGAAGCAATCGCTAGTAACTTGCCTGTTAGTGGTGCGTATATTTTGGAAAAATTGAATGAAACAATATTATCAAAGTAATGCTATATACGAAATATTAACACCAGCTGGGTGGGAGGATTTTGAAGGTATAGTTTTTAATGAAAATGCTAACAAAACATCGCGTGTTATAGAATTTGAAGATAGTACTAGTATTACAGCTACTATGGAGCATCGTTTTTTCATTAATAAAATTGAAATAAAAGTTGCAGACTTACAAGTTGGTAATTTTTTAGATTCGATTGTCGGTCCATTAAAAATAACAGGTATTATAGATACTATATTACCCCATACTTTTGAAATATTTAATGCGACTAACCATGTTATAATTGCGAATGCGATACATTCTCATCAATGTGATGAATTTGCATATGTGCAGCCAAACATTGCTAATGAATTTTGGACATCTATTTCGCCAACCTTGGCAACTGGTGGTCGAGCAATTATTACCAGTACTCCAAATTCTGATGAAGATCAATTTGCAATAATTTGGCAAGAAAGCCGGGATACACTTGATGAATTTGGTAATGATAGAATAGATGGATTAGGTCGAAATGGGTTTTTTGGGTTTGAGGCATCATGGGACGAACATCCAGAGCGGGATGATGCATGGAAGGCTGTTGAAATTGGACGCATCGGTGTCGAACGATTTGACCGTGAGTATGGTTGTAAATTTTTAGTATTTGATGAAACGTTGATTAATAGTGTCAAATTATCATTGATGATTGGAAAAGACCCATTGTTAAAGATGGGACAAGTTAGGTGGTATAAAAAACCAACTACTGGGAATATGTATGTTCTTGCGCTCGATCCTAGTTTAGGTACTGGTGGTGATTTCAGTGGCATTCAGGTTTTTGAATTGCCTAATTTTACGCAGGTGGCAGAATGGCAGCATAATTTAACTCCAATTCAGGGGCAGGTTAAAATATGCCGAGACATACTTCGGTATATACAAACTGAAATAGGAATGGATAATTCAACTTCTATCTATTGGTCAGTTGAAAATAACACAGTTGGTGAAAGCGCGTTGGTAGTTGTTGAAAATTTAGGAGAGGAAACCTTTCCTGGATTATTTCTAAGTGAACCAGCGCGTAAAGGGCATGTTAAAAAATTCCGCAAAGGATTCAATACGACATTTGGTAATAAGATATCATCATGTGCCCGGATGAAATACCTAATAGAAGAGGATAAGATGATAATAAATAGTCGTTCTTTACTAAGTGAACTTAAGACATTCATTGCGTCTGGTACTAGTTTTAGAGCTAAGAATGGACAACATGATGATTTGGTATCAGCTTTATTATTAATAGTTCGGATGAGCGTGGTATTATCAGAGTGGGACCCACATGTATTTGAAACGCTTAGTATTGAACATGCAAATGAAGAATGGGAAGCACCGTTACCCATATATGTATCAACCAATTATTAATTGATACATTTTTTTGGTCGCAACAAGGATAAATATAACCATGAATAATAATTTAGATAACATTGCGTTAGACCTATATGGTAAAATACAAACACGGTTTCCTGATATTACCATTGGTGATGAAAATGCAGCGGTACTGTCGAAAAAGAGTGATATCCCAAGTGCGAGATTTTTTGAATTTGAGTATGAGGAAAACGGCATACCACTTGGTACCATAGCCATTACCTTAGACGAAGTGGACGGGATCGTAATTCAGATAAGTGGGGATTTGGCAAATGATACATCTAGTCACTATCATGATGCGTTTACGTTTATAAGATCTTTTAGAAAATTTGCCAAAAATCGATTGTTAAATTTTGATGTACAAAACATCGGTAAAAGTAATTTAGATAAACGAGATTATCAATTTCAAGCAAAGAAGACAGAATTACCACATGAATCCCCTATGATGGAAAGTAAAATGTTCGGAACTAGCCGAATTAGTTATCAAGACTTAGGCGAGGCTAGGTTGATGGTGAAACATACACAGCCAATAAATCCAGATATAGCAGCCGGTAGATCAATGCATATACGTGGAATTTATATTGAAAATGCCGATGGTGAACGATTTAAATACCCGTACAAACATCTGCATGGTGCACGGGCGTTGGCCGAACACATTAAACATGGTGGAAATCCGTATGATGCAATTGGTACGCATATCACTGGTTTAAGCGAAGAAATGAATCAATTGCGAAAATTTAAAGGATATGTCACACGCCAAGAGCAAGTGTCCGAAGCAATGGGGACTGTCACTGGCAAGGTTTTGGAACGTATTGATACGATAAAAAAAGAAATTCATAATTTACAAAGAAGTTCGTATTATGAACAGTTTGCTGAATCATTTCAGATACGCGAACAGCGACTAATACCAGAAGATATTATGAATGACTGGGTTGACCGCTTAACTGTTCGCACATTTAATGAAGAATTGAAATCAGTATTTCCATATTTATATGATATTATTGCAGAAAATGAACTTCCAGTTCGTGAAATTGACGCTGATGATTTATTGGGCGAAGCTAACTGCTCAGTGGTCGATGATGCCGCTGCCTATTGGGGTAACCAATCAACTGAATCTTTATTGCCAGAATTTGCGTTTGAATCATTTATTGACCAAATTATGAATGAAGACAAGAATGAATTATTTAGTCCACATCCAGGTGCTCAAAATAAAGCAGTGAAAGATTTAAACATTTTATTGGCATCAGAATTAGCTGGTGGTACATCGGGCATTTTGGCATTGAAAGGTATTATTGATGATCCAGTATTGTTGGGTAAAATTGAAGTGTTAGGCACCGATGCCGAAATTCGCCAAGAAATAAAAGATTATATTTTAGATAAAAATCCAAAATTGATAAAACTGTTGCCAGAACTTAATAATCCAGCGCCAGCTGATATAGGCGGTGAAAAAATGCCACCTGCAGCTGGTGAAGAAATGCCACCTGTAGCTGGTGAAG